ACCTCTTCTGACACCAGAAGGCCGTAACCTCTGGCTAGTGTTTTCACCTTGTCTAATGCACCGCCACTAAACAGACCCGAAAATGCTTGCACGAGCGGTCCAGCGAGTGAACCAACCACCGCGCCAATCGGACCCGCCATTGATCCCAATTGACCGACCATCGTGCTGATGTGTTTACCGATTTCAGCTCCAGCCAACACAGCCATGCCCTTAGCTGCCTCGACAATGCCGCCGCCGCGAGTAAATGCGTCAACGAGTATTCCAGTGGTCGCGTCTCCGATCCGTTTGAATGCGTCGGACCACGTATTCTCAACACCGTCAGCAGTTCGTTGCGCGTCCTTCGCTATATCGCGATAGGCGTTCCGCGTATGCTCGGCGTAGTTACTGGGATCGGCTTCCATTGCCGACCACGTCGCGTGGGCGATACGGGCCGTTTCCTGTAACGATTTTTTACTATTTGACACTAGTGCCGCATTGTTGAGTCGAAGCGCCTGCACGGACGCCTCTGAGCCGTCACGCACGGCCTGTTCAGCTAATGCTCGTATGCCAGACGATGTGTATGTCGTTCTGGTAATCTCGTCGAGTTTATCCTTCTCGTTCCTGCGTATTGCCTCAAGCGATCGATCCAGATCCGTAGCGGTCAAGTCAAATGCTCTATCTGTATTGTCCCGTAGAACGTCGAGGTATACCGCGCTCCCAGACAGGATCTTATTGGTCCTCTCCTCGACGCCATCAGACACTTCCTCCATGAGTCTGATTTGTGCGGCTACAATGTTCTCCTCGTGCTTGATTGACTCGTCGGCTAATTTCTTCATCGCCTTTGAGCCCTTATCTACGGATTCCACCTGCGCCTGCGTCAGACGTGGATACGCATCGGCAATTAACGCAATGCTTGCACCATGCTCCAGATTCGTCTTGATCATTTTTCGATCTTCGGCGTTCACTGTCGCAAGCGTGTCCTTGTAGTCGAGCGCATACGTAGATAGTTCCTTCAGTGCTTCGGCGACTTCCTCGGTCGCAATCGACGCAATGTCAGACGTCTTGGCGAGTCGTTCCGTGCCTGCATTCATCTCTGCAAGCGCCTTGGCCGGTGACGTGGACGGAAACTCGTCGACCGTATTAACTAACCCTTTCATCGCCGTGTCTGCACCAGCCGTGACCGATTTCATCAAACCGAGCGATTCAATCGAACGCGCAGACACCTCATTGACCCCGGCCATTGCCTCTCCGACATCGTACGTTACCTTTGCCAGGTATACAAAGGCACCGGCAACGGCAATTATTCCAGCCGCCCATGCCACACCAGTAAAAAGAGCGGCAGCAGATCCTGCAAGCGCAATCAGTGATACTAATCCACCTGCCAGAACACTTACGGCGAGCGCCAGTGGGCCGAGCGCCGCAACCAATGCGAGCGCACCGGTAACCATTTTCTTGGTATTAGGTTCTAAATCTGAGAACGATTTAGCCCATTCAGCAATAACAGGTGTTAATTTCTTGGCCCCCTCAACAAGCTCTATCAGGGTTGGTATCAACGCTGTTCCGAGTTCGATGCCCACGTCCATGACGTTGTTCTTCAGGATTGTCAACTGTGACGCGACGGTCGCATAGCGTGTTTCGGCCTCTTTTGTAAGAGCGATGTTTTCACTCCACGCATCACTTGCGAGGTCTAGTGACTTCGCGAAGTTCTCACTAGCACCTGCCGATCTAAGTAATGAGTCCCTCGTTCGTATATTCTCGAAACCCATTTTTTTGAGAACGTCGAAAATCTCCGAACCTTCATCGCCTATCTCGCCCAAGCCTTTCACGAATCTAGACATGGCCCCGGCTGCATCTTTCTCGAACAATTCTTGAAATGCACCAGTGGACATTTTTGCCGCAGCCGCGAATAGTTTCAGATTGTGATCACCTGTCGCAACAGACGAAGCGATCTCTATCATGACCTTGCTCATCGCGCTACCGCCAGCCTCGGCGTTTATACCGACAGAACTGAGCGCCGCAGCCATGCCCAAAATCTGCGCCTCCGTCATACCGATCTGTGCGCCAGCACCGGCAAGACGTAGACCCATCTCAACGATCTCGCCCTCAGTAGTGGCGAAATTATTACCAAGATCGACGATCGTAGACCCAAGTCTATCGAACTCCGTTTGCGACATGCCCGTGATATTCGCGAAACGAGCCAGTGCCGTCGCGGCATCGTCAGACGCCATGTTTGTTGTGACGCCAAGGTCTGCCATCGTGCGAGTGAAGCTCGCAATGTTCTTTGTCTCAATACCTAATTGACCAGCCGCTTCACCGATCCTGTTCAGTTCATTGACATTGATCGGGATCTCCTTCGCCATGTCACGAAACCCCTGCGAGAGTTTCTGAAATTCTTCCTCTGTCGCCTCAACGGTTTTCCTGACTCCGGTGAATGACGTCTCAAAGGAGATGGCTGATTTTAGCGAGACTGCCGCCAGTGCAACCAACGGCGCAGTTAATCCAACCGATAGCGCGATTCCGGCCTTCCTCGCGCTCGCTCCAAACGATTTCAGTTTGCCTTCTATACCCTTTGATGTCTTGCCGAATTTTTCAAGCGTGGCGTTCGCCTCCTTCAGCTTTCCCGACATCTCATCTCTGAGTTTTAGGACAGCCTCGATCTCGCCCACGCTAAAAGCCATGATTATTTACTTCCTCGACCTGCGCTCTGCTTCCTGTGCCTCTTCATTGATGATGTCAACAATTACTCTGAGTACATCTGACGGTGTTGCTTGCTCATCGTGCCATGACCACCCGGTCCATTTACATATCAGGATGTGGTGTCTGCACCAGTCGGACCACTCGTCGCTTTTTTTTCGACGTTCTCCTGCACATGCTCGTCAATGACGCGCTCAATTTCAGCGAACACCGATGGATGCATAGCGCGGAGCGCCGCCGCCATCGCCTTTGGCGTCTCTATGACCGCCACCTTGCCGTTCGCCGTTGGCACGTTCCAGTCGAGTAGGTATACGAGTATCTTGTTGAACGCCGCCGCCTCGAAATCAACATCGTATGCGACGGCAAAATCGTCGGTGCCTGCGCCGGTCGGTGACATGCGTTTTAGTGCGGACGTAGAGAGGCGCTTTTCTTCTCCGGCTGTCAACTGTTTACGTACAGTGATCCAACATTCGCCGTCGTCGAAGAGCGGGAGTGTAACTTCCTCTGGTGTGACAAACCATTGACGCATTGTGTCTCCTTATTTGATGAGGGGCGGACCTATTAGTTCGCCCGTGATCGTGTCGTCACCCGTGACCGTGACGTCCTTCCATATCCACTGTCTGTTGCCCATGACGAGTGACAGATCATGTGGAGATTCGAGAAACCAGTACTCGTCCCTCGATACGACAACCGCCTCAAGTGCATATGATGATTGCGGCTGATAACCCGACGCCGTAAGCGACCACTTCCCAATAGTGGCCGCACGTTGATAGCCGACACGGACCGCACCGCCCGTGCCAGCTATCTTCATCCGCGATCTCTAACTCGACGATGCCTGCTGGAGACAGGAAAAGCCGTTGAATTTTGCAGTTGTCTTGAGTAGTGCGCCGTATGAACCGCCGATCGGTAATGTCTCCAATGTCACGATGGCGAAATACGACGGATTGTCTACAGACGTGCAGGCGTTGATAGCGCGGAACTCCACACATGACGTGGTTCCGATGGCCGAATAGAGTTTCGATGTCGGCCCCGCTGTGCTTCTGTCATACATGAACGAGATGTCGAAACTGTAGTCCAGCACGCCGCCCTTGTGCTTTCTGTAATATCGACCCATCGTGGTCGCGTCGAGCGACTCCGATGCCACGTTCATGCTGATATCAGTAACGTATGCACTAAGGTCAGTGCCGTTGACCCAGAAATACGCATTTGTAAATACAAGCTCGTTTGCCATTTGTCTGTCTCCTGCTTACTCAAGCCCCATGTAGATAACTCCGTGTGCGGTTCCACCTGCGCCGTTGGTCGTAGATACAGTAATCACGGAACGGTAGAACGGCTGTGTCGTGCTAAGTGCTGTGCCTTTAATCGGTATTGCGAATGTCCCGTCTTTGCACGTCTGGGCAGAGAATGTGATTCGCGTCGTGCCGTTCGGATTCGCTGCGGCGTAACCGCTCGACGAATTAGCTGCGATGATTCCGCTGATCGTGCAGAGCGCCGTGGATAACGACGTGACATGGAATCCTGCATACAGATCCTTGTCCCCGCTTGAGCAGAATGCTCTTACCGTGCTGGCCGTTGGTGCCGTTGTCCAGCTTGCGGTAAGTTTATTGTCCAGAACAACCGCCTCGACCATTTTGGTGGCGCTCTGAGCGTCCACGTCGAATGTCAGCAACTGACCGAACGTGCCGCCGAGCATGTACTGCACGTTGATTGCACCGAACCCGAATGATCCGATCGTGCTACCAGCGGAAATGCCATCAAAAAATGCTGTGACGAGTGTGTCTCCTCCACCAACCGTGTCGTAGATGACTGGATCAACAAGACTAGAACCAAGATTCAGAAATCCCTTGGCCGCAATCGATGCGGTTTGGACGCCGCCCTTGTGTTTCCGATATCCAGATCCGAACGTCGACATATCGAGATTCTCTGACCCGACGTTGACGTTTAATTCATTGAACTGCGCCGAGAAATCATGCCCACCTATCAGCAGATGAGCGCATGTAAGGACGACGTTATCTGCCATAGATACTCCTGCTAGGTAGAGGTTGACGTGCTAAGTTTTTTTACAACATCGAAATTCATGATCAGTAATCTGCGACCGCTATCATCAAAACCGCTTGCTGTAGGAGAGTTGACGGCGCTGATATGCAGATATCGTGTCGAGTTGATCGTGGTATCGACCAGCCCGTCCATCGCTTGAAATACATTCTGAGCAAGCTGCCGAGCAGACTGGTATGAGTTCGATCGTGTCCAGACGGAGATACGAGGCAGTTCCAGCAACGCATTACCTGGACCAGCACCCATCGCATGTACAGGCTGTGCGCCTCCGGTTTCATACACCGCACAGGCTTTGTCTGGCGAGTCAGGCCATGTGCCAGCGAATAGATTAGTACCGGCAGTTAATCCCAAGCCGGACCCCGCGATGAGCGTCATCATGTCGTCTAGGATCATTTCCCTTAACCCTTACCGTACGCACTCATTCGCACCGATAGCTTTTTCAGGAAATTAGGACGCAGTTCGTCGATGACCGATGAAAGATAGTGACTGCGACCGACCTTATGCCTCGCATTGACATCCTCGTGAACGAAAAGGGCATAATTGACGGCAGTATCACCATATCCCATGCGAACAGATATAGAATCCTTGGTCACCACAGGAGGTTTAACATTCCCGCTACGTTTCAAATCTCCAAGATCCACAGGCGTTCGCTTTTTCGATTCAGTCATCGCTTCTTCGGCCATGCCGTGAACCTGAGCAGCCATGCGCTCAGGTGTCGCCTTCAGTAAATGCAACAGGGCATTCCTGAGCTTATCCGTGCCGGTCATCGAATATTCTACAGATGGCATCGGTTAACCTAGGTAGAGCGTAGAGTGATGAGTGCCAGACTGATCAGGGATGCGTTTCGCTCCAAGAATGACTGGATGAATAGCGGAGTCCTCAGACGAATTCAACAGACTCGTCGATAGCGTAATCTGGTCAGTAGGCTGTGCAACGATAACCCCGGCCACGTAGACCGTCTGATTGCTAGTAACCTCAGTTCCCTGGAACGACGTGATTAGTTTCTGTTCACCAATAATCCTTGCTCTATATGTTTTTAGTGTGCCGAATGTCACATCACCGTAGCTGTCAACCGCACCGGCTACTTGGTAGCCGATAACGTCTGGCATCATGTGTATGTATGCGCTGATTGGTCTCAATACGTCACCCGCTGGTAGGGCCGTAGTAAGTCTTCGGCCTCGGATCTATAATTGCCAGCGGTCATGTACGAAACCGTGAGATCAGCGATTCCTTCGCTGTTAATACCTGCTGGATTACCACGCGCCCATTCAGCGGCCTTCATCAACACCGCCTGCTCTATGTCCATCGGCACGGTAGAGCCTGTGCTAGTGCTGTTCGGGAGTCCACCGCACGATGACCAAATCGGGGACGTTGCCGGATCTTGACCGGTTGGTCCGATGTATCCAGCCGTGTAACTCACCATCCACGGTTTGAGTTCGCTGTTCGCCACGATTGTGCGACCGAGGTAATACCTAACCCCAGCCGTCCATGCCCATCCCTGATCACGACTCAGCAATCCGGCATTTGAATCCTCCACCCGGTAATTCGTAGAGCAATACTCGGTGGCACTGGCAGTAGAGGTGGAATCAAACATCCGTAGAACAACACGCAAAGGCGTTCGTGCCAGCATGAGATTCAAACTGCTGTACCCGGCAAGCGTCTCGGTGTAGGTCTGCGCCAATAGCGGATACCCGATGAATGTCTCAGCCCATCGAGACGCACGCGCCACGAGCAATTGTTGATACGCATCATCGCCTGTCGAGGTTGTACCCATCGAAAGGCGCAGGTTTGCGCTCGTGCTGATGGCACCGTCCGTTGATGTGGCTGAGACACAAACACTGAGCATGTATTTATCTCGCTAGGATTGCAGCAACGGCACCACCCCGCCGCGAACACGTAATTCCATCACGTTTACATGATGGATGCATTCCTGGTACGCACCGTCGTACGTTTGAACCTGCGCGACCGCCTGTTCAAGTTTCACATTCGCTTCCGAAATACCGATGTCTATTAGTTCGCCAACGGTCTTGGATTGACCCGCCTCTACCGATTTTGCCTTTAGCTCGCGCAACGTCTGGATACCGCCGTTTAAGCCGTGCATGATTGGCACGAGTTTTTCCTTGGTGGCTTTCAGTTCTTCGACACGTTTTTGAATCTCAACCATGCCGATGATCCCAGTCTCAGGTGCTTTCTCGTAACCGTATCGATACGCCTGCTTTAGTAACGCAGACTGTGGAGGCAGAACGATGTTGATGCCTCGACCTTCCGCGATCCCTAGCCAGTACTCAACGCACGCCTTTTGCACCTCATACTCAGTGCCAACGATGAGATCAATGCCAAAGACACCGATGCTGTAATCACTGTAAGCATTACCGTCAGCGACCTTGATGTCGATGCAATCAATAGCCCACGCCAGCATGAACGATACAGTAGACGTAAAATAATCAATGCCGTGCTTCTCGATCAATCGCTCAACGGGATACCGCACCGATGTTGGTAAACCCTTCGGCGGACTCGACATGAACACTGGGATATTGCAACCCTTGATCCATCCCTCGTGATCGGTGCCGTCAACATTGTCATCCTCCCAGTTCAGGTGGATGTCATACCAGACATCCGCTCTCGGCATGTGCCGGTATAACTGATTTAGGCCTGCGATGATCCACTCTGGGTCATCCGTTGGTATGAGGTGACGCGAACTCGACGCAAACCCACAGATAGCAATCTTCTTCCTGTCGCCGATATCAACAAGACCATTCTTCCGATCAACGATCTTGAGATGTGCAGCAAGAGGGTGCTGTTCGTTATAGCCTTCAGCGCCCGGTGCTTGGTTTGCGAAATCTACATTTGAACTCATTGTTACTTATGCTCCAAAGGTGGCGCATCATTGCGCGAGCTTTGACCGTTTTTTCGTACGTATCGTTTAGCGATCTTCTTGACTGGAGGCTCATTGACGGCCTTCGGTATCATCAGATAGCCCACCCCACGGGCGATAATCTCTTCAGCTTCCCGATCGCTGAAATTCACAATGTCCCCTGGCGAGAAGACGACGGCACCCACTTGCATGGATGCCGCCATCAGAACACTCGGCATATTAGGTCGAGCAGCCAGTTGTTACGACGACACGGCCACGGACACGCGATCCGAGTTCCGTACTCTCAGTTCCGTCGACGTTGTAGTTTGTAAACGGCCCCTTGCCTGGGCTTCCGAAAATCAGCGAGGCTTGGACATTCAGCGGAGGAGTAGCGCAACCCGTTGTCAGAACGGTTGGAGCCACCACAACTCTGATGTACCGTTTAGCCGCTGCCAGTGCAAAGACTGGTGCCTCTCCGACATACCGAGCGTAGCCGGTGGAGGTTGTCATGCCTGGGGTCAGGCTACTGATAATCGTGAGCGGCAGCGCCACTAACGCACCATCAGCCGTGTACGAAGCACCACTAGCCACCGTCGATGTCGTGGTGATTACTAGCGGCCTATCGGTTACCCACTCACCGGTTGAGAGGTTAGTGAAATCAGCAGACGCCGTTGAGCTTGAATGCTGAAGACCGGCGGTGATCGCGTAGTATGTCAACTGCACCGTGGAAGCCGCAGAGGAATGCACCTCGGCCCGTGCATTGAGAGCCACCGCGACTGCGCTGTAATTGTCCTTCAGTCCAAGGCGGTCGACCATGAATCCGCCGAACCCGTTAAGGCCGATGTCAGTCGACAGGTTACCGGCGCAGGTACAAGTTCCTGCCGGTCCGCCGCAACTGATATACCCGCCAGCAGCAGTTGAATCGAACGCGGCTACGACTGTAATGTTGTCTAGATTTCTCGTGATCATGATTTTATAAATCCCCCTATATCTCGCTATAACTAATCAGGATTAGACGCCCCATCGAACGCCGGTCAGAACCGCAATCGCGTTCGGGTCACGCGCCACGAAATCATGCTCGGCAATCGCACGAACAACAAACTGATCCAGTGAGAATGACGCCACCACGGAACTCCCGTTGTGATAGGCCGCTTCAGTACTGACATCAATCGTTAGACGCTGTGAATCGCCCAGCGCCATATCGTCAAAATTGACTAGGTAGATTTCTGAACAGTCAGCATTCGCACCGACTGTCAGGTTGATGGGGATCGAGCTTGTCATCTTGAATGGGTAACCGTAGAACTTACCGGTCGACATTTCATCTCTATACGCGAACGCGCCGGTCGTGGTCTGCACCGTGTTCAGATACATATAGGTGCGTGGCGCGAAGAGCCATCCCCAGTTCCCGGCAGGGACGTTCGCATTCATCAATGCGAGCAGCAGCTTGCCCATGTCAGTCGCAGAGTTAGCCAACGACGCCGCAGCACCGGCGATAATGTTCGCAGGAGCAGCCCAATACCGCAGACCCTTGGGTGAACCGCCTGTGCCATCCCCTCGCAGGAATGCGGCATCTTCACTTACCGCCAATGCACGTACGATGTCGTCACGGACAACCGCGTCAGCCGATGGCGAACCGTAACGAATCAGGTCATTGCTGATGGCCGTGGTAACTGCCAGCTTCTTCCACGTCAGCACGTTCTCTGAGAGCGTCGGAGTGCTGTTTGGCGCATTGACGTTTTCACCGATGTAACCGCCAGTCACACCAGTGGCGACCTTTGGTAGATGGAACGTGCCAGTAGGCATCGGGTAAACACGCGGACCGGACGCCCGCACAACCGTCCGAGCGCGACGAGCTTCCATTACATCAGTGGAAAACTCTTCAGGAACCAGATAACCACCGTCAGGACCAATGCTTGCCGCCATTGCCTTCTGACGACTGTCTACCATCGCCTCAGCGAGATCCTTATTGCCCCAATCATCGAGGTTCTTAATCACGCCGTCGAAACCGCTGCCGTCTTTGCGTGACAACGCGATCGCACGAACGATCCGGCCAGTTGGCGACCCCGTGGTTTTATTGGAATCAGTCTCGCTCTTCTTCTCTGGCGACATGGCGCTAAAGAGCTTGGCCTGAAAATCAGAACTCTCAGATCGCAAACCGCCTACGGCCTTCTCAATGCGCTCATTGATACCGTCAAGAACATTGTCCAATCCCTCGGCCTTGAGCAGTCCCTTAACCTCACCACTGATCAATTCCGCAAGCTGCGATTTCGTTACCTCTTGTGCCATTTCGTTTCTCCTGTTATGTGCTAATAACGGCAGCATTCGGCGCAACAGCTACCTGTAACGCCTGCAAAATGCCGAGAGTGTGTCTCATAACGACAGCCATCGTCTCGGCAGTCGGTTGCCACGTTCCATTCGCTAGTTGATCCTCTAGATGCGCCCTCCGGTTCGCGACATTGCGTCGAAGTTTGCCTGGCGTATCCATCAATGCACCCGACCACGCGCAAGATTGATTGCCCGGTTAAATGATTCCATCGCTGGTCCTGTAATAGAAGACTTGACGGCATCGTTAATAACAGACCTCAGCACGTCCGCATCGATTGTGAACATGGGTTCAACTACGACATCATCAACAATGCTCATCACTGTGTTGTCGAGAGCCACTGTCGAGTCATCGGTCGCAGCCGATTTCTGAGGTGTGTCTGTGTCTACTATTCGGTAAGACATGCCCTCATGTCCGCCATCGTCACCTAGGGCATGAGCCGATGAATCAACCATCTCGATCAACCCGTGCAATTGATGCATGAGCAAGCACAGATTTCCTGATAGTTCTGTTTGTTTCACTGGGTCGGCAAGCATCTCAGGCGTAACCGTCGAGAGGATACTTTCAGTGGCCGTGACAACCGGGTGCATCTGTGCGAGAACGCCCTGCATGACGCCAACGACCGCCGATGACATCACTGAATCGATAGCGTCATCGCCTGGATCGTTAACGTCTGGTTCGTTAACTTCCTCGACCTCATCTCCCACTAACCCCGAGACATCGATCACAATGTCTTTCGGCATCGTAGGGTCTGATCCTGTTTCCTGATCAGGTTCACCAATCATGTCCGGCGTAGGTGGTACCGATGGCGTAGGTTCAGGACCGGTTGCAGGATCTTGCACTGGCACTGCTTTTTCTTCGTCGGCCATCAATAGCACCTCTGCGTGTTCGTCGATCAAGCCAAGCGCCTTGAGCGATCGCACGGCCTCTGGATTCATTGGAATGGCGCAGAGTGACAGTTCGAGAAGTTCCCATTTCTCAATGTCGTTTCCCGTGCCGTTTTTCAGGGACGTAATAGGCTTAAACCCGATGCTAGTGGCGCGGACCACGCCTTGCTGCCATGCGTTTTTGATACGGTCAGCGAACGGATCACCTTCCAGCCATTTCCATTCGGCTTTGACGCCCTGACCTGGAATGACTTCCAGACCGGTCACCGATCCAATGGGCACTGAAGCGTATCCATCGGACCCGCCATGCGCCCACATTAAGACTGGAGATTTCAGGAAATTACCGAACTCGCCACCCTCTGGCATGACACGATCGCCCTCACGGTCAGGGTTGACCGTGGAGATCATGCATGTCGCAAGTTCAGTGGATGCTTGGAGCGTAGCTCCGGTAACGGTCTGGTATATGTATTTCATAGCCCCCATGTGAGAGGACTATGACAGAGAAGGTAGGCACCGTGAAGAGACTACCGCGAGCGGTGCGACAGGAACATATCTATTCCTCCGGCTTACCGTATTCTCTGGCTGCTTGTATGGATATCCGCATTTTTCCGCTTGGTAGGAAGTGCGGGAGAAGTGCGCCTTTTGCGATGTCCCTGTAAATCGTAGACCGATTAACCTTCCAATACGCTGCGATATCCGAGATGGTCACATACGGCTCCGCGTGCGTGTCGAGGTCTAGAATCTCCATTAAAATACTGACGTCTGATCAGGGAAATGCGTGCCGATGAGCGCCTGTTCCATCTTATTGAGCGCGGCGTCCAGTTCGTCATCAGTGACGCATTCTTCTTTAAGGCATGTGAATCTCAGCATCATATTCTCGTTGTCTGATTCCTCAGACAGCGGATTCATGTCGTCCCCACAGATGACGCATTTAGAGATAATAGACAGCAGCTTTCTGACCGCCTCACGATCTGGTGGCGCGATCACGTTAAGGCATTCCTGCAACATCCTGTCGTGATTGCTGACCCTTCTCCGCATGACACGCATCATGGGTAACATGATGAGCCACGCCGGGTGCCTGATTAGTCTATCGACAAATGGATCAATCTTGATCATTGCGTGCCTCCTGGCAATGCCGCCTGTAGTGCCGCATGGTAGGCGTCATTCACAGCACGACCTTCCGGCGTCCTCGCATATCCCCATTGCTCCATTAGATTATCAACACGCATTTCGCACCACAATTTCTCATTGTCGTATTCCATGCCGTAGCTGTGCGGGTGTTCCATGAACGTGGACTCCCTTGGTATCACAACCTCGATGCCACGCCCTGCGGCGTAGGCGCTCCACCATAATACGTTCGGGCGCTCCATTAACCACTCACGCGGAGATCCAAATTCCATGCCCAGTAATGCGATTTTTGTAAACCCTTCGTCGATTGCAAGCGCGATCTGATACGCGAACGTACAGGCCCACCACGCGCCCACCCCCATCTCTTGCTGTAATCTCTCCCGTGGAAACTCAACCGCGTTCGGCATCGGCCCGTACTCTCGCGCCTTCGCAAGATCGGCCACGTAGAGCGGCACCGGACATTTATTCATCCAGATAAGATCGTCAGACGGCTGCGCGTGCATCTCGTGAATCTCGAACCAGCGGTCGGCTCGTAGAATACCGGTCAAGCCCTCGTATACATTCGCGTGATAATAGCCGTTGTTCAGACCCCATATCTCCCACTCTGGATTCGCCTGGAACATCTTAACGCCCTCGCTCGTTGGACCAAACGCCATGATCACCACGCCGGGGCGTTTCGGCGCGCAGACAACGCGACCGTCGACGATCGAGGTCTTAGCGTTGTGTTCAGATAGCGTGATGCCGTCAATGATGTTTCCGACTCGTTCGAGTTCTTCTGGTGTCATTGGCTCAAACCCCTAGATATCGTTTTTAAGTAGATCGTAATAGTAATCAACGACGGAATCGATAGACTCTCCAGCAGCAATACGCGCCAGAGCTTCTTCTACTTGAGTTTCGGACATATCACGCCGCACCAATTCAACGCCTTCGCTTGGCTGCACCCAGTATTTCTCAGCCTGCTCTATTGGTCTAACTTTTTCTGGCATTACTGAACCATCTCCACATTACTCAACCATCTCTACCTGAATTACTCTCATTACAACGGACTCATTCTCTTCCTCGACAAAGGCACGAATGACAGTTTTTATTTCCTTGCGCCCAACAACACGATATTTTGCTCCGTGCGGCAAGAGGAACTCATATTCACTTTTGACCTCACTTATCTGTTTGATATACAACCCCTTCGCAGGTCTGATCTCGAACACCGTGCCTTGGCCTAACTCAGCGAAAATGTGAGCAACTGAAGGTTCAAGCGACGTGGACTGAAACCCGTTAAGCTGGAACACTTCGCCTTCCTTATAATCATCCCAAGACCTATCGGCCATCCCTCTCCATACAAGATCGGGTGGAGGTGGATCGGGAGATTTAAGAATAGATGTATTTATTTTTCGCGCATCTGCTATTTCCCATTCGTCAAACTGCCCGGCCAAGGGTTTTTTTAATGCCCTAGGATTAGCAATAAGTTGATTATTTATAGAAAGGTAACTGAGGTCTGTATATTCACGTATTGCGGTTTTTTCAGTGAGGGTTAGATCCTTTATATAGGCATCGTAATGCTTATCAACATCCTTTACATACTGATCACCTCTGAGTCTAGTAACGTCATCGTCTATCGGCCACGGCCTACGTTTCTCTTCGATCTGTTTCTTTATTGCCGACTTACTTACCGTGACTTCAACTGGCACGGCGTCTGCGGTACTCGCTGCGATCTCTGGAATACTTGGCGGTAACGCTGCGGCGATAGGTGGCGCACCACTAGATGGAACACGATTCGCTGGCTGTTTTCCTGTTACTTTCCCAAACGTGATACCTAACGTGCAACGGCACATCGGATGCGCGGGTGGAGCAAACGCAAGACCAGACTCGATGTCTATGTAGGAATAGACCGTGCCGCCGAGTTCGGCACATATAGGACAGATACGGTCATCATACGCCGCCAACCATTCGACATTAGTAGCTTTGGGGTCCAGTAGTTTTTGATCGACAGCTTGACGCCATGACTCAATCAATCCCTCGTTGGAGGCTTTAGCGATCTCCGTTCGTGCGATATTGTTTGACCGGTATTTTAATAGTTTAGTCTCATACTTCTTGGTCATTCGAGCCACCTGATCGGCTTTACGGCCTTCTCCGATCAGTCTTTCTCGAAACCTAAACACAGCCGTGCCTTGGCGTTCCGTCAGGCCGACCATCTCCTTGATAACCTTGGCTGTATCTCGACTTGGAATACCAAGATCGAAGGCGCTACCAATGACCTGCCTGATCCCTTGGCGTGTTGAATCGCCTATCTCGACGATTAACTTTTCCTGGCTTGCACGCGCCCACGCCTGAGCGCGTGGGTTCTTCATGTTGAAACTTGACTTGATGCCGAACTGGTTACTCAGCCCTTGCGATCCGATTTCACCAGCCATACCAAATGCCTTGACTGGGATCTTGGCGGATGACTCAAGCATCCTCCCCCAATACCTATCGTTCATAGCCACAGACGAGAGAACGCGATCGTTTTGTTCGATGGATTGGGTCAGCAACTTCATGTCGATGTTGCTTTTCATCTCATCGACAGCACGCAAGAATGAATTCCTCATTTGAGGTTCAATCTTGTCTGCCATCGCGATGATTTTCGCTGTTCGCGCAGCCTTCGCCCATCGCGGTTCTATACGCCGCCTCGCTGCAATGATCGCGTGGTGCATGACCTTATTCTTCCGCCGCCGTAATCTCTTCCTCCTCCGGTAGTTCTACGCCTTCATCAACTGATGGTTCGTCAGTGACGAGCGTCTCCTCCGCTTCGGTCGGACCGAGATCTTGATCGCTAGGCACGATCAAATCGTCCAAATGGACAGGCGTTACAGTCGGCTGAACGAATAGCACGTCATCGAACGCTTCTAGGTCTGCCCGACCCATAATCGCTCTCCACTCGTTCGCCTGTAAGGCCCACGGTGCAGCCATCGCGGCCTTGAGTTCAAATTCCTTGTCCTCCATGACCGGTGTCACATAGTCAACGATGATTCGATCGTCATACTCCGGCATTAACAATTCTTGGAACATGCTGCGCCGCATCTCAAGACGAGGAACCAATACGTCCTTCGCATAGATGAGATCGCTGCCCTCGATCGTGGCTCGGTTACTGTTATTCAAGATGCCGAGTTTCTCAGGAGGCATACCCCACACCTGAAGGATAATGTCCCGCTCCTGCATTCTAACCTCGGTTAACATCATGTCTTTGAGGTTCTTTTGGAACTCATGGACACCCACCTCGCGGGACATGAAATGCGGCTTACTGCTGCGCCAATATCCCTGCAAACGATTTAACCAATCTTGCTCAAATCGCTTTGTCTCTGTCTGGTTCATCTCCCCGCGATCGCCCTTGGGATAGATAAGAAAATCCGGCTGTGCGCGATTGAAGAATACTTGCCGTGTTGTCTTTGCCGCATACTCATCGATCTCGGCTTCGTCTGCAATGGCCTGCCCTAGACCGATGCCTCTGCCGTAAGGTTGCGCCGGATTCGGGTCAGACATCCAGAGAATTTCAGATGCCGGGATATCCTCGTGCCACCCACGGTAGTTCATGCGGTAATACGGCCACGAAGGCGTCGGCGTTGAATTCACCCACGGTGGAGGAATGGGCCAGAGTTCTACGACCGCGCCGAGCTTGTTCCGGCCCTTTAACATGAACGTCTCACCGACCAAATCCATGTGGAGTGATTCGATCCGGCGCAGCGCCACGCCTGTATGGAATCCGTTGCCTCTCGTCATAATGTCGAGGAACGGATGGTCGGTTACCTCCTCAAGCTCTCCAGACTCTGCGCGTTCCCTGATCAATGTCTTGCGTAGTTCATACCCTGCACGTTGCATCTTACGATCTCGGTATGCACGCTCTTCTGGTGCTTTTCGAGTGACGTAGAGACGCCATTCCACGGCAGACATACTACTAGCCACTCGACCAGCGCAGGCACGCAACCACGGCATCGTGGCGTAGCTATCAAGGATGCCGAATGCTCCGCGCTCTGGCGGATCGCCCTGACGTCCTGGGTATATGTTGTTGAGAATGGAATCGAGATTGACTGAGGATTCAGGTTTGCCATTCACTAAGGCTTTCGCGCTCATAGAGAACAGGGACCAGCGATCTTTAAGTGACAATGTAGGCATAGGCTCTTCCTGCGATCTTTGTGGTGGAGGCCAACGGACTTGCACCGTTTGTAACCTGCGCCGTGTTCGAGCCAATGACAACTCGACGGCGAGTTAAGCCCCCAGTGTTAGCGCGGGAACCAATGGCCGGTATCCATTGCATCAATGGCTGCGGCTTCGGCTGCGGCAAGAGCAGATTCATGATCCAGTGGTTCGGCATCGCCGCCCCATATCCGTAGCGTGTTCCGGCCAAGGGCGTGCCATGATGACACGGCCAAGGCTAACGCGCAGACGGCATCGTCGTGCAATCCAGAGGGTGCAGTATAGCGCACTCCGGTCCGTGTGTATTCAAACTCGAACGCCTGTAACTCGTTAACGATCACACCCTCTGGGAACGTAATCTGACGCTGCTGGATCGCGACAGCCAAACCTTCCATGATTTGTTGCTTACTGCTGCTGCTAAATTTAAAACCCTCGTATCGTGCGCCCTGCTCCCTGCCACGTTTCTGGAGAGATTCAAGGACCGGGTCGCCGACGCCAGTCGAATCGACAAGTGATGGCGTTTGATCTGTCAATCCTATAATGCGACCGATCGTATCTTCCCACGGACCCTGCCATCTTTCACACGCACAGACGTTTCCGTTTTCATCCAATGCAATAGCCACCGTCCAGTCGCTCGACTTTGCCAGATCGATGCCCCAGACCACCGCAGGGCCGGAACTGAGCGGACCGACGCACCGGTCTATTGCATCCATCCCAAAAGGATTAGCTGCATCGTCTGACGGTTCGGCAAGGTAGAGTTCTCTAAAAACAGCGGCAGGTAATTGTCTCTCGGCGTCCTTAATTTCATCCTGAGTGATCACCTTCGCATTGGCTGCATCATGCGCGGTTATCCGTGCGTAGTGCATTCCCTGTTCACCCGACTCGGCACGTCGCGCCATGCGATACGCCCAATTTTTCCTACCCTTAACATTGCCTATGATCCTGATCGGTCCCCTCGTTGCCGTAAGCGTGGAGCGAACGGCAATCCATGCATCCTCTTTGCAGCGTGTGGCCTCATCGATTACTGCCGCATAGACATCCTCGCCGTAGAGCGAGTCTGCGTGGTCAGCACCCTTGAACCAGATAACCGCACCGTTGCTCAGTGTGAGCGTGAGTTCGGATAAATTTAGCGTGTAAAGGCTGCGTGGCATGAATTTACGCAGGCGCTTAAATGCGATCTTAGCCTGATCACGGATCGGCGCAATCCACCAGAAGTTCTGACCCTCCTTGCCTCGCAAGGCTTGCTCGGTTAGCCAGACAATGCAACCAACCGTTTTTCCTGATTTCGTCGACGCTTCAATCAGTCCGTATCGCTCTTCACAAAAGATGGCTTCCTGCTGCTTGGGATACAAGGCTGGTCGTGTATAGGCGTGATCCTTGATAACAGACGGCACTATACTGACACCCTGTCTTCAAGTGTATATATTCCTGATAGATTTCTGTAAAGCCCTGCGTGATCTAATCCATACCCGACAACAAATTCGTCCGGTATCTCGAAACCTAAATAGTCGATTGTTTGGCTGTGAAGATTAGGCTTCGACAGCAATGCCGCCACTCGAACTGAACGAGCGCCTGCTGATACAACCAACCTCCTTGCGGTCTGGATCGTTAATCCAGTATCCACTATGTCTTCAACTATGATTACGTCTTCGTCAATACATGACAATTTTTCACCGTTGGTGATTTCTACATTCCTAGATGAAATTACGTTGTCGCCATAACTTGACAAAGATATAAACCTTACCCTTACCTGCACGTTGCGAGATATCTGCCTAATAAGGTCTGATACAAATACAAAACTCCCATTCAATACGCCAACAACCGTAATGGTTTGGTCTGCATAATCAGATGAAATAGAGGCAGCAATAATTGATACTCTATTTTTTATTTTCCCGCTACTTATTAAAACGCCTTTAATGTTTTTTGACATTACGCTTCAATAACTTACTGGCCTTGGAGAGGTTTCGCTTCCCACGTATCAAGCGTGACCATGTGCGTGTCGCCATATTGACCCGGCTCTCGACGCTTCTGCACTGTCAAATTGATATAGCCGCGTTCATTGGTATTTCGTGCGATGAACTCGGTCAATTCGTTTGCGTTTATACCGATGCTTATCAGACTACTGCCGTTGTTGAATACTTTTTCTTTCGCATTACACTTTAGGTAAATCTTTTCAGTCATTGTCTTCCTCGTTTTCTCCAAGTGTTCCGATATCGAGCGTGAATTTTATTGGACCAGACACCTCGGCCCGTGTCGGTTCGTCGAGTCCAAGTAACTTAGCACGACGATCCATAATACGGACCTCGGTCGTGATGGCCTTCGTGTCGCCACGGTTTACATCAGCCGCTAGTCGTTGTGTCATGTGATCGAGTCGAATAAGCTCAAGTTCTCGCAGTCGTTCTGCCTTGTCTTTTTTAATGGCGTCCAATGACGCAATGGCGCTCTGCACGTCGCTGTAAGATGTCCCCTCGGTAACTTTACAATCCTTGGCAATAGCGCGGTAACTGAACCCAAGCATCCGCATGTCTAGGGCGCGTTGCTGTCTGACGGCCTTCACTGCCTCGTGCCCTTTTGGGCTTCCCATAATGTTTAATCCTCATTGTTTAATTACTAGCGTTCGCATAATTTTAAAAACTCCATACGTGTCTGGTGATGTTTTTTGAACTGTCCACGCATGACCGATGACACCATTACACCGTCAGACTTAATACCCCGCATTGACATACAGGTATGCACGCCCTTGGCGACGACGGTTACACTTGGGCTGTTTGTTATCTCCGATACTTCGTTTGCGATGTCATCAATAAGACGTTCCTGTAGTTGAAGGCGGTGAGCATACTTCTGGCATATTCGCGGAATTTTAGAAAGCCCTATCACGCGATCCTTTGTGATGTACCCGACTGATACATCGCACCAGAACGGCAGGAGATGATGTTCGCATAGTGACCATACACGAATTCCAGAGACGACCACCATTTGATCGACCGTTACAGTCTCGAACGTGGTATCAATCGTGCCAGCGTCGTAGTTGATAAACTCTTGCCAATATTTCGCAAACCGTCTAGGTGTATCTTGCAATCCAGGTCGGTCGATATCTTCCCCAATGGTTGAAATTAAATCCCTCGCAAGGCGTTCAAGCTTTTCATACTGCTCGTTTATTTCCATAGGTCAACGTATGAAGTCTCGTGGTGATGTGATAGTTGCGTGCAATTGCGGCCTCTGCTGTATTGCGGAGTGTCTCTTGCACCTTTACCGCGTCGATACCTTCCGGCATGATGTAAACCGGACTTAACTGATGCGTTTTTACAAGCGCGTCAATTTCATCAAAGTTCGAGACATCCTGTACGACAAACTTAAAACACCGTGCGGAGTGTTGATTAAAGGCATCGAGAACCGCAGGTTGATACCGATCTCGTTTTTCGTTACCACTGTTCCCCAGCTTTGGACTGACGTTGTATCGATCGACCTTCAGCAATGGGTCAGGCGCAATTGTGCCGGCAGTCTCCATCTCGGTCGTCCAGCCATGATCACGTAATCGATTAACAAGCGGTATAAGGCGCGTGGACTGCAACATTGGTTCACCTCCACTGATAACTAGGTGGCGAATAAGGTTGTTGCTTAGAGCGCAGATACGAGCCTCTACAGTCGCAATGTCGACCATGTGGACTTCTTTAGACTTGTCATACCGAGTCCAGTCCCATGAGAAAGGCGTATCGCACCATGAACACGCCAGATTGCAACCGGCCAACCTTAAAAAGATACACGGTGTTCCAATCGTTGGACCTTCACCTTGGAAGGTTGGGCCGAAGATTTCATTTACCGCGAGAATGTCGCTTGACATTTTCTCGTCTCCTCAACAGTACATCGCACAAGTTCGCAACCGGTTGTCTCTAGCTGACGCGGTGCCACCGTTTCGACTAGATACCTTGCCATGTTTTCGGCCGTTGGATTGAACGGCGTGACCACTACGTCGTCAGGGAAGTGACGTTGCAGGACTGACACGTCGGAATCGCCAGCATAGACAAGGAACCGATGATCCCATTCAGACTCTAGCCATTCGCAGAGATGGGACTTGATAGCTGAGAAGTCCAAAACACGTCCAAGGTGATCAACACCGACATCAGATCGGATCGGGAAATGAACGCGGTAGTTATGACCGTGCAAGTGCGCACACTTATTCTCATGTCCCGTTACCTTGTGACCGGCGCTAAAGTCGTGATATCTGGTAGCGGTGATCATGTTAATGGGTCATCCGTCTTCGTAAACGCAAAGGCTTCAGCACGTTCTGTGCAAGCACCACATTGACCACAGGGATGCTCGTCGCCGACATAGCATGTCCACGTGTCAGCAAACGGCACGTCCAACTTAAGTCCTCGTTTACAAAT